GACTTCGAGTTACTTGATTGGATTGCAGCAAAAACATTATTAAGATCAGTTCTTACATTCGCTCCAGAAGCATTTTCGATTGTATAATTTGTTACATCAGCCATAGTTAATAACTATTTTTCTCCATGTTAACCTCCTTTACCAAAACCAACAGCACTATAGGTAAAGTTCCTATCAATACTAGCATTACTTGAGTTCTTAAAATGAACTGTAAAGCCAGTTCCAGATATACTGCTAAGTTCAAAAAAGTCTCCTGTTGCCATATTCTGCGGAGAAATATTAACAGAAGGTAAGAAACTATTTAGATTACCTAATGCAGACGTTCCAACAAAAAATGGTGCTGTAAATGTAACTGCTTTTGCTCCTGCTCCTGATGCAATAACAGATGATTGTTCAGTTCTTGATGGCATAGTTGCTGTGTACCCTGCTTGTTGTAAATTCATATTTTGTGCTGTATCTGCTGTGTCTAATGTAATTCTGAACTGAAATCCTCTGCCTTTAAATGTACCATTGGCAAAGTCATTGAAGGATGAATATGTAGGTGAACCACTTGGATCGTCAGTAGTGGTTCGCACTGCTATTTTTGCGTTTACATCATTAGCAACAGTTCCATCAAAATCTGTCCAGGTGTCTATATTCTCTGTTCTATTATCAAACTGATCTCCAACATAAAAACCGACTCCCTGGAAAAATCTTTTTAATGTAAGAGAGAATGTCGCACCAAGATCAAGAGTATCAACAAAGTCATAAGTACCAGTAGCATTTGCAGTTGGATCTGTAAGTTTTAACCCTCCAAGAGATGAATCAAAAGTAACATTTGATTTAGTTCCGTTATATGGTGTTCCGTCAGTATCTTCTCTATCAGTTTTTACAGTGATGGAATCAAGAATATCAACAAGAGAAAGATTTACACTAGCTGCATTAGTACTAAATCTACCGCCATCATCTTGAAATTTTAGAAGATAAGTGCCAGCTAAAGCAGGAGCTATAACCTCTGTAGCATTACCAGATACAGCCTCAATCACATCTTGAGCAGCCTGGAAGGAAGCAGCACCTCCAATTTGATTTGTATGCCTCACATAAACCCGACCTCCGTGTAAAACATCTATAGCAGTTGCCTGTGTAAATCTTAATCTTACAAACTGTTCATTAATAGGTTCAATAGTAAGTCCAGAAACATCTTCTGGTACTGCTGTTTTACCTTGAGCAGTAAAACTAGCTTCAGTCGGATTTGCAGATATTTCTCCTAAAGCGTTATATGAAAATACTTGAACTGTGTAAGTTGCTTTTATAGTATCCAATAATTCAAAGTCACTACTGAACACAACTTGAGAAACATAGTTTCCATTTTCAACTTTGTAATTAATTAAATATTGAGTTACGCCCACTACAGGCTGCCAATCAACAATTAATTTACTCCTAGCAATACTATTTATAACAACTGTTTTTTCTGTAATTGTTAAGTTGCTTGGTGGTAATGCAGGAGAATTTAATATTGATATTGTTCGTGTAGGTAAAGTAGTTCCATTTTCAATAAATGCGTATTTTCCTTCCACATAAGATAAAGCTGTAATTACATAATTAACTTCATCTTGTTCCTCTACTTGAACAACTCTAAATAATTGAGTTTGTAAGGTCGTACTAGATATTAAGTAAGGTGCATTTGTATTTGGTGCAGAAGAAAAAGCAGAATTTACTGTTAATACTGCTCCTGTAATATCAGTTATAGTCTTGGATTCAACTGTTCCATCAGATAAAATAACACTAATTGTTGGATTATCGTTTAAAGCTGGTAATCCTGTTTGCTCTCTTGCATCAATCGTAACAGTAGTAGTAGTTGCAGATACCACACGCCCACCTCTTCTAGCTCCTGCCCTTACTGGATCGTTTATTTCAATAACAGAACCAGGTCTAACAACGACTCCAGCATCTATTGAAGTTGTAAAACTTACAGTTTCAGATTCATTTTGTTCAGCAAAAAGAATTGCTCGACCTAATCTTGCTGCTTGGTTACGAGATGTGCAAGCAAATGCTTTTACTTTTTTTACTATTGCTCCGAATTTACTTATTGCAGTAGCATCTTCAACAACTTCAAAATCAACCTCTTTTGAATCCATGTTGAAGTAACTTACAGAGATTACACTATTTCTGGTTTTTAAACTGCTTCCTGAATAGGAAAAACCTCCTTCTCCTACGTTTGCCAAATTAAATAGATAGCTTGCTGACGTTTCTTTGTCTTGAGATAAAGTTATGCCTCCAGCAGACCAGATCGGCATACATCTCATAACACCAGCTAAATCATTTATTGCTGCAAAGGCTTCTTTAGGACTTTGAATATTTACATTGCAACTAAATCTTGCTTCTTTTGCACCTGATCCCGTTCCATCATCTACCTCTTCATTTGCATATTTACTAGCAGCAACAAAGCTAAATAAATCTATGTTGCTATCAACTATATGATTACCTAACCCATATCTAGTGTTTGTAAGTAAATCAAGCAAACACATGGCTGGACAATTTGTATAGATTGCTGCACCCATTACTCCGTTAAAAACGTAACCACTTGGGTAAACAATTCTTCCAGTTTGAATATCAACTGTTGGAGTGCCAGTTCCAGAAGCTCCTGCTCCTGGTATTCTTACTTTTATTCCTCTAATACGATATTTTCTTGAAGGAATACGATCAAACTGCTTACTGTCAAAACGAAGAGCAGTATAAGCACTATTAGCGTAAGTTGAATTGTTATCTAAAACTTCTTGAAAGCTAGTAAATTGAAAAGCATTAACTCTATTTGATTCTGTACTGTCTGCGGTTACACGAACCACTCTTATATCTACAGTTGTAAAGCCACTTGTTAAATCTATTCTATGATCTCGAGCGTAAGCATCAGCAGTCCTACCACTCACAGAAGAAACTACTTTATCTACAAAACCACCACTATCATGTTGAATTTGAATTTTGTATTCAACTGTGTCCCCTCTTAAGTCTCCATCATCTTCAGCTACTTGAATTTGAGGCCAAGTCAAAGTAACAATTACAGCGTTAGTGTCAGTATTTGTAATCTGTCTAGTAACTGGAGAAGAAGTAGTTACAACAACTCCAACACCTGTAGGCGATCTGGTATCAGCAGCAATGCCACTCATCGCTGTCTGATTTGACGTTCCAAAACGTGACTTGAACCCTACATCCCTAAAATTAAAGTCAGTATCAGCAGGACTGCTATTTGAAGCTGTTGAATTTAATATCGGAGTATCATTAAGGAAAACATCTTTTAAACTAGCGTTGTCGTATGCAGTCGTGCCTTTTGTAAGTTGTGCTTTTGACGCACTAGCAAAACCTTCTATTTCACCCTCAGATATTAAATCTTGAACAGTAGCAAAACTTCTACTATGTAAAGTATCAGGAGCACGGTACGGAGGGGGAGGGGGTTTAGGTCCACCACCACCGCCAGCACCTTGAATAATTTTAGGTTCGTCTGTCATGCCTCTACCTGGTTAGTGTCAACTGCTGCACTTATTACAACACTTCCTGTAAATATTTCACCATACACTATTGGAACGGAAGTACCTGCTCTTGATGTATTTTGAACCCCACTAAAACTAAAAGATACTTGGGGATCAGATTCCGAGCTAAATTCTTGTGGTTTTGGTAAAGGAAATAACATATCAGATACTCCTGATAAAGCTAATGCAATTCCGATATTTCCAACTGTTGCTTGAAACGCACTAAACCCTGTTGCAGCTTGAAATCCTAATCCAGTAAATTGAGCACCAGGCATTGCAATAGCTAAACCTATCAAAGCTGCTCCTAATAATACTTTTCCTAAACCTCTTCCTGCTCCTTTAATCACAGGTATAAAGTGTATGTCTTCTTTCCCTACTGGATAATGTATTTCTTCTTTTTCAATATCATAATTACCTACTTTTACTTGGTAATAATTAGGACTCATATAACTTTGAATTTCTGGAAAATTATGCACTAAAAAACTTACTGCTTTACCTACTGTATCTGCTTTTACTTCAAATTCTTTATGGCCTACAAATTTAGCTAGTTCGCCATACAATTTTATTTTACGAAGCATAACGTAACCTCTTTCCTGTGCATTTTAGCAACCACTCAGAATATGGCTCTCTACAAGATAGTCTATCGGTTAAATGATGAATTACATCTCCTTCAAAAAATAATGCTACATGATTTAATCCTGGATTTAAAATACTCATAAATAATAAATCTCCATCCTCTAAAGGTTCTTCTGGTCTTAATTCTCTAAAACCTGTTCTCCATGCACATCTTTCAAACATTGGATCTTTTAAAAATTCCTCTGGTGTAGTAGGTCTTTGCCAATCTCTTAACTCTATATTTTTATTTTCTTTATACCAATCTCTTACTAAACTCCAACAATCTGTTATACCCCATACCCATTGACGGCCCAATAATGGTGGTTTATATCCACAAGGCTCTAAATAAGCCCATTGTTCTGTTTTGGGGTTAACAATATACCACGGTAAATTACTATCTTCACAGCTAATCTTATCTGCCTGACTAGGAGCAGGTGGTGTTATTGGATGACTATGAACTACCCCTACAATTTCCCCTGCATTATCAGCTTTTACATAATCTTCTGGGTCGATAATAAAACATTGATGATCTGTCATCGAAAGATTACGACAAGGATAGTATCTTTCTTTTCCTTTAATATTAAGTAATAGTCCACAACATTCTTTAGGATCTTCACGTTGGGCATGAAGTAGTGCTTTGTATTTCCAAGTCATCCTACAAACGTACCAATAGCAGGAAAAATTGAGCGAGTAGCTTGACGGCCTGGAATACGAACTCCAGCAAGATCTGTAGGAGCAGCAAGCTCAAATTCAACAATCTCTCTATTTTCTGCTGCTTTACGATCTATAGAATAGATTTCTTGAGGAAACTCTGCTGTATTATCTGCTGTAGCATTTGTCCCGTCAGCAAAGTTAACAGCATCAATAAATTTAGCTAGTGTTCTTATCCTTGTAACTGTAGCTCCTGTTAAATCATTGCCAGTTGTTTCTTCATTAACAGATAAAAGTATTGATGAGATCAATCCTGTTCCATTACTAATCATTAGTTTTGGTCTAGGTAGCTGTCCTTTTTGAAAAGCAAAACCTGATGCTTGTACAGGAAACCTAAGATATTCATTACCAGCCCATACTATCTTCCCGTTTGCATTTAGATTACTACCAGCATGAAACCTATAGATTGTATTTGCACCATGCAATGCAGTAGATAACTGGAGCGTAAATAACTCAATAATTGCTGATGGGTTAATGTCTTGTAGACTGCTAAATATTTTAGAATTAACTGCCATTATGATGCTGGTTCAAATACTTGTCTAAAAGTTGCTTGAATTTTTGCTCTGTTATTAAAAGGTATTGATTTGTTCCAACTTTCACAGACAAATTCAGAAGATGAACTTTCTCCTGGAGGAGTAAACGTAAAGCTATCACTATCATTTGCACGGGCATCAAGAAAGGCTTCTATAGTATCTGCATCTGTTTCTGAAACCTCAAAAGTAAAAGTAAATTCTTTTGGGTTTTGATGTTGAGCTAATCCAAATAAAAGTCTATGTTCATAACCATCACCAAAACGAATAGTTCTAGTTTTAGGTTGAGATTTTTTACGCTGCCCATAAGTAGGTTTGATGTCTGGAAAAGTAGCCATTATGCAAGTATTCCTCCAGGTCTTTTTTGTTGTATTATTTCAGATTGTACCGCAGCCGAGATAAGTCGACCAAGTTCTCTTCCCCTATCTTCATCACCTTCAACTGACGAGCCAGAAGCATCTACATTTACGACTACGTTAGTTGTCCCTCCAAGTGCATGATTTGGTGTAATACCTCCAGATATGCCTGGAGTAAACATTTCTGGACCACGTTCTCCAACAAGATATGACTTACCTCCTGCAACTGGTCCTCCTGCTGCTTTTGGTGTGATATTAAAAGAACCTTTAGGAACAGTATTTCCATATTTTGCTATGTCTTGGTTTACGAGTTGTTGAGTACTAGGAAGTGATGGACCCGAAAAAAGACTAGAAAACATATTAAACAAACCTTGTTGAAACTGGTTTGCTGCCATTCGTGCTGCTGATTTTATAAAATGATCTACTATTGCATTAAACATATTTCTAAACGCATCATTAATAGACATCGTTCCTCTAATAATTCCTTCAAACGAACTTTCAAATGATTGAGCCATTGTTTGAGATAAGGTGATAACTTGATAGATTGGATTCTGTAATTTTGTCATTTCAAGCTGTAAATCTTTTACCTTATCTGTAATCGCATTAAAATTATCTACTCCTGATATTCCAAATTCACCTTGAGATTCTCGTAACAACTCTAATAATTCTCTAGCCTCTATCATTCCTTTTTTATAGTTTTCTAATAGAGTTATATTTTCTTTATCAAATTTTTTCTGAAGATTTTCTGCTCTTATATCTCCATAATCTGTTATTTTCATGGTTCCCATCATTCTTCTAAGTAATAAACCAGGTGTATTCGCTCTAAATTGGTCAAAAGCACTAACCGCTTTTACTCTCGCAATAGCAGCATCTTGTTCTGCTTTTGCTTTTGCTTTTACTAATGCAAGTTCAATAACAGCAATATCAACACTTTTATTTTGTATAAGAAGTTCCTTTGCAGCTTGATTACCGATCTGTTTTCTTGCATCAAATATTTCTTGTGCAATTTTTGCTGATCTATCTAACTGAGCAAATCTATCTGCACCACCAGCATCAGATCCAAATATCATTGCCATTGATTTAGCTATCTCACCATCTCCAAACTCTCTAAAAGCTCCTAAAACACCAAATACTTCTTCCTTCGTAATATTCAAAGCTTTTGCAAGACTATTAACTTCTTTTGCAGTAATAGCTGTTTCGCTACCAGTAGTGCCCATTCTTGTATTTAACTCTACTAACGATTGATTAAATTTTTCGGCTTTATCAACAGCAGTACCTATAGCAGTACCAACGATTGATAATGCAAATCCAAATTGCCCACCTATAGCTCCACCAGCAAGTCCACCAAGTCCACCACCAACTGCTGCTGCTCCTGTTTGTCCAAATAATAAAGGGAAAGCTCCACCAATAGCTGCACTAGATACAGTTTGTCCAAATCTTTTACCTCTTTCTTTTCTAGCTGTTGCATCTTTAGCCTTTGCTAATTCTCTTTCTACTACTAATTCTGCTTTTGCAAGTGAAATTCCTTGTTTTTGTGCAACTCTTTGTACTCTTAATGCTCTATCTCTTTTTTTTAACTCTTTATTATATTTTTCTTCAACTTTTACTACATTTTCTACTGCCTTATTAAATTGGTCCGTACCAATAGCAGCTTTATTAAGTTGTGATCTAGCATTGCTTACTTCTTTTGATAAATTATTAAAACTCTGAACAAAACTACCTTCTTTCTTTTTCCTCCCCATCTTCTTATCAACTGCTCTATTAAATTTATTAATATCCTTTGATAAAGCCTGAGTCTCTGTTCTTAATTGCTTTATTTTTTCAGCACCTTTCAGGGCTACTTGTAAATTGACTTCATAATTAGCCACTTCTTAAAATCAAAATATTTACCTCATTCTACCTCTTTTCCCTTTCAAAGCACTACCTCTTTGTGCTTCTTGTTGTGCTTTCTCAAAATCTTCATGTTC